CCTGTAATTAATACTTCTTCTTCAAATGCTCTGTTTGAATCTTCGATTGCGAAAATATCTTCATACTCGTTCTCGTAAGAATCATAGGACATCCCAAAAAGTGCGTTAAGCCCAGGCTCTAGTTCTTTCGCTAGTTGTGCTCTTGATATAGCCATAATTTATCTCCTTAAGCTAAACCAGCACCTTTCTGTCCCATTATGTGATTTTGAATCACACAAAGAACATTGGTGTTAGCCGATGAAACATCGTCGTTATCAGGATCCTGAGATACATCTAATGCTTTGAGCGGTAAAGTTGCTGTAGTAGCTCCTGTACCAACATCAAGTTCTGTATTAGATATCCCAGACGAAGTATCGCCAACTGGTGATCCGTCAACAATGTCGAAATTTCCGAACAAGTCTGCCTCTGGAAAAGCAGCATCAGCTTGTACTTCAAAAACAACATTAGGATCATCAATGACGAAAGCAACAATATCCGAAGCAGCAATGCTACCTGGATAATGATTTTTAAACACTGGTTCGCTTGTGCTTGGATCGGTGTATCTTACACCGTTAAAAACACCGACAATTGGAACAGTGCCACTGGCTGCATGTCTACCAATTACACCAGCAGTAAGCTGAGTAACCAAGTCTCCTTGGAATATTGGTGTCGTTGCTCCACTAGCAATCCTATATCTAGATTGACCTCCAGAATAAGGTGCTCCACCCATCATACGAACAGGTTTACATCCAAATGCGCTATTATTATTAGCCATAGAATATTCTCCTAAATATGATTATTACTTTTTCCCAAAAGTAACATTAGTCTTTCTATCGCTATCATACTTGACATATCTGCCATCTTTTTTCGATTCACTAAACATAGTATTGTCTAATGCATCTTTTTTTCTAGCAGTTTGTTCCTCGTAATAAGCATTACGCTCATTCTTGGTTTCGACAGGTATTTTCGCTAATAAAAGACCTTCACTATAAACTAAACCAGCATGTCTTGAATTTTCATCTGCTACAGGTAAAGCAAATTCAGTAGGTAAGTCTGTGCCTCTTACGAGTTCCCATCCTTCTCTAAGTCTTCTACTTACATTAGCAACGTCCTGCTGTCCCATCATGGATTCTCTTATCCAACGATATTCGTATCCTTCTGGTGGAGCTGGAGTTTCAAGTTTTCTTACTGGTCTCCATGGTTGTCTACGAGTGTTATTAGCGTGATTCTCGGATTCACGGGAATTTCTGGAGTGTGTCATCTCATCTTTATTTTCAGTTGTCATTTTGCCTCCCTAGACTGTATGCGTTGTTTTTCTTTAGCAACGGACTTCAACCATGCCTCTTCTGACATGCCATGAGGTTTTAGTCCACGGAGTCTGGCAACTTCTGTTTTACTGAATTGCACACCGTTCTTTTTGCCTTGTGTTTTTTGCCGACCTCCTACGGAGGCTGAGGCGACTCTTTGCACAGCGGGCCGCTCCTCACTTTGTTCAGCATTACCTGATTGTAAACCAGGATAAACTTTATAAACTCTTTCATTTAGTGTTTCATAATACTCATCAGAATCAGGTTCAAAACCTTCATTCACTAGATTCATGTGTGTGTATTGCGCATATTGTGTTGCCTCAGCATCTACACCGTACCAACTATTTTTTGATGCCCACTCTAAGGCTTCTTGTGTTGGTTGCACAGTTTCTGTTTGTGCTTGTGTTGGTTGTACTTGTTGCTGAGTATATGGTTGTTGATATTGTGCGTTTGTTTGATCTTGCCTTTGTTGAGCTATGCGCACTTTCTCTTTTTGTATTGAAACCTCGTTTTTAAGACTATCAGCTTTTGAAATTAATTCTGCATCACCAGACTCATGTGCTTTCTTGTAAAGTTGCTCTGCTTCCCTTTCTTTTATTTGCACAGTTTCTGCTTCTTTTGCCAACAAATTTTGTTGGTACGTCACAGCTGCATTGTAATATTGTTGCACCTGCTGATCTTTTTGTGCTAATTCTTGTTCAAGCTTTGCAGCTTTTTCCTCAGCTGCTCGTCTTTTTTCATTTACTTTGTTAATTCGTTTAGAAACTTTTTTTGTATAATTTTCTAACTCGTCGTCGCTAGAGGGACTTGCTGCTTCTTGTTGCTCACCATCAGTAACCTCTACCTCTATTTCATCAACCTCTGGTTGAATTTGATTTTGTTCTTCTATCGTCATAAGCTCACTATATCATCTGGATCAAGAATTGTGGCTATTACTTCATCATCATTGATGATTCGTACCTCTGCACCATCCTCAAGTTTAAATCTCGAACCAGAGTAGCGTCCGATTAAAACCCACTGCTTTTCTTCGCACCAGGGCGTTTCTCCATACCTAGACTTATCGTTATAGCATAATGGTCCTTTTTTAACCACATAAGCTACAACGGTTGCTAGTGCCTCACGATCTGTTGTTTGTTTTGTTAATACGATGCCACCTTCGGTTTTAGCTTTACCAGCATACGGCAAGACTAACATACGCCAACCTGTTGGTTGTGGCATCCTCTCTAATAATGACGCATCTAATTTTTCAGGATCTAAAACTCTATCACTTAGATCAATATATGCCTCAGCAACTTTTTTGTTTTGTTTTATCTCTTGCTTTGCCTCAGCTGTCATATATCTTTTCCTAAATCACTTATTGCGTTTGCAATATAGTATAAAGCAGAAAGCTCTCCTTGCAAATATTTATAATGTTCAATATCTTTTAAGCCACCAGACATAAGTGTTTCTTGTATTTGCTCTTCTCTAGATGATATGGCGCGTTTAATCTTGTCGATTAATTGAATTTCGTCCATTATTTATTTTTTTGCCTTAGATTTTTTCTTTGTAGCGCTTTTTTTAACAGCTTTTTTAGCTGGCTTTTTTACAGCTTTTTTCTTTACTGGCTTGTCCTCAACAACAGCTTCACCAGATAATCTTGCTAATTTTTTTGCCAGCCTATCCATGTTTTCTTGATGAGCTTTGGCATCAGCTTCTAATTTTGCTTTATTTGCAGCTGCCTCCTGCTCTCGTAAAACTTTTTTTTCAGCTTTGAGTTTTGCTACCGCTTCTTTTTTATATGATGTGGTCATCTTATTCCTCTCAATTTATTTTGTAATTCAAGCAGTTTAAGATCTGCATTTTGTTTTAATCTGTCTACTGCCACTCCAAGTTTATCATCAGCTATTTGTTTTTGTACATTTATTCGTTGTTGTTGCAATTCGCTATCCATAATTTTTTCTTGCTGTCTTTGGCTTTGTTTTGCAACAAATTGATCTGATTCCATGTCAAGTTCTTTATCGCGTAAGTCTAATTCACGCTTTCTGATATCAACCAATGGATCATCGCTACCGCCCATGCCAATTGATTGCAGAAACTCGTTTGCTAGTTGCGCCATGATTTGTGAGCTAAACTGCTCAATAACCATCTGTATTTGTTGTTGTATCTGTTGTGCTTCTTGTGGTGACACTTGTTGCATGTTTGCTTGTATTTGCTGTATTTGTTGTTGCATTTCAGGTGGCATTTGCTCTTGTGCCATTTGCATGGCCATGAATTGTAGATGTTGCATACAATGAGAAATGATTAATGCTTGCACTTGTGGACTTTTTTTAACAATATCTGTTAAGAAAAGACTTTTGTGTGCTTCCAAGTGTGCTTGATGATTCTGTTCTGCAAACGCCTGCGCTGGTTGACCTAACAACAGACCTGCATTTTCTTGTCCTGCATCAATCGGTTTTGGTGTGTTATCTGCTGGTGGTTGTAATAATGCATCTACATTATCAACACCTAGCGCTGCGTACATTCTGCGGTAAGCCTCATATATACCTGTCGGACCATGTATTTCTGGATTAGATTGCACCATTTGTAACAGCTCTTGTGCCAGTGTTACTCTCTGACTTTGTGAAAAAATGTTAGGATTTGAAACAGGTATTATGTCGACTCTGTCATCAAAGTCCATTTGCTTTACTTCTTGCGGCCCACTGCCAACTTGATAATTATAAACAGGAGGTAAGTATTCACTAAATACTTTTGCTAATAATCC